CCGTTAGCCTTATATTTCAGGGTTATGTCATTTCGAACGTCGCCCGCTCTAGTTTCGATCTTAAGTCCGTTAAATAGCGCGTGATTGGCTGTTAAGTCTGTATAGCCATTAGTTGCTAACTCAGTTGATCTATGAGTCGAATCGGCATACGAGATTAAGCCGCTGGCGTCCTCATAAATGTAACCTAAACCAGACGTGGCAAGAGCTGAAACCAGCGAATAAATATCGGTTCGATCAGCTGAGCGAGCTGATAGCTCGTAATTGCCCGGACGGTCGATTTCGCCTAATCCGACGTTAGCAGCTGTCGCCCACGTTTCTGTCGGATTGTAATTTTGCCATTGTTCGGCGGCTGGAACTTCACCCCAGTTGTTTAATAATAAATCTTGTAAGACTTCCCAAATTTGATCGCCGTCGAAATCCTTTGACAATATGCCGTCGGTAAGAGCTTTAGGTAAGCGGCTCAACGCACCGAGCGCGGTTATCTTTAGCACTTGATTTATGCCTACGCTGCCAGCTGTAACGATTTCAATTCCGAAATCGACGACTGTGCCACCAAATATAGGAACGTAAGTCGCTGTCGAATCTTGTAACTCGATCGAAACTGAATCGTTTATGTTTATGTTGACGATTGCCTGAGTTAGGTTTAGCAGCTCTAAATTACAATAACCAGCCTGAGCCTGTTGATAAATGTTATTTCGACCGCTTGTAATAGTTAGATTGGCCAGCGTGTAAGTCGTATATTCAACGCCCTGAATCTTTACGCGCCAGACTGGGTTAAATACTGTCATTAGAACGCCAACGCATTAGCGCCATTAGTGCCGCGATAAAAACTGTTATTTAGAACGTCAACGATTCGGCGGGCTGTACCCTCTTGGTCGATAGCGCCAGATACGTTGATATAGATATTTCCGCCACCGCCGCCCAGCTTGTTATTTGGAACTATGCGACCGCCTGATGATGGAACAAATAGCTCTGGACCTACTTCACCAACAATGTACGGGCTATTAGCGTTTACCATGCCACCGCGCGCTAATTTAGGAATCGGCGGCAAATCTTTTGATCCGGGCTTCAAATTGTTAACGATGTTGTAACCTGAAATAAGCAAGTTTAAACCTGTGATAATTGCGTTAATTGTTCCAACTAAAGCTCTAATTGCTATTGATACTCCATCAATAATAAGCGCAATACCGTTAAACGCAATTTTAAACGCTCCACCCATAAACGCGGCGACGGGCTTAGCAACAATGAGAAATGCCGTTAAGCCCGCACCCAGCAGCTTAAAGAATCCAGTGTTATCAGATACAGCGTCACCGATTGCGCCAAATATGGACTTAACGCCTTGAATTACTGGCGTTAGCGATGTTTTAAATATCGGGATTATGTATTTGTTTAAGTAATCCCAAAGTGCCGTTAACCCGGGCAAAAACGTATCTTTAAAAAATGTACCTAGTGACTCAAAAACTGGCTGTAAGTCCTCGCCTATATCTGTGGCTAGTGTGCTTATAGTTGGGATTACCTTATCGACAAATAACGTAACCATTGGAGTAATAGCGTCTAATACGAACGCTCCGACTGATTCTTTACCCTCGTCAAATGCTATTTTTAAACGATCAATTTTTCCCGCAAACGTATCAGCGGCAGCGTTAGCCGATCCTTCATAAGTCGCGGTAACCGCAGCGATTGCTTCATCAAACGACATTGTTTTAAGTTCGGCAGCTGTTAGACCAATGTCTAATTTAGCTAGTGCCGAAGTGTTACCGTCAAATGCTTTAGCAATTAGATTTGATGTGGTTTCGAGAGATTTTCCTGATCCGATTGAAGCGTCTAGTGCGATCTGTTGGAGCTTCATAGCTCCTTCGACGTCGCCCGTACTTTTAACTAAACGGGCAAACGATGGGCGTAATTCGTCGTCGGTTACGCCGACCGCGAGCGCTGTCTGTGTTATGTATGACTCGACCGACGCAATAGTCGCGTCCGTAGCGGTCGTAACGTTTTGAATTGCTGTCGCAAGTTTGACCTGAGCGGCTTCGTCCTCGACCGCAGCTTTAACGCCATCGACTAGCAACGCGCCAGCATAGGCAAGCGCCGCCGCGCCAGCTACGGCAAACGCAGCTCCGGCAGCTTTACCGAAACCGCTTAACTTACCGCCAAAAGTTTCTGTATCTGTTCCCGCGTCTGATAAGCCTTTTTTAAGATTATCGACGTCAGCTAATATCGAGAGTTTAAGCGTTCTTGATCCATCAGCCATTAATCGAACCTCTTAACTATCGAAGTGAACGCCTTTTCCCACTCAGCGATTAAGTAGCTTTGCTCAGCTCGCAGCGTTGGGTAAATAAAATAGCCAGTTGATCCGCGACCAGTTGATCCCGACCAAATAGGAAATTGCTTATATTTATTTGAGCCAAATTCTGAGCCGCCCCATAGATCGCGAGTCGTTGCGCCGCCACTAAATTTTTGTCCAGCAAAACCAAACGAAATCTCGCCAATTTTAGACGATTTGCTTACCTTAGAACCCTCAGCAACTCGACTAGCTACCGACGCGGAATTAAGCGAACCAGCTGCCGATTTGATCTTGCCTTGTAAATATGTCGCAAGCGCACTCGATTGTTCTTTAGCTTGGCTAACGGCTTCATCGTCCATCGCCTTAAACGCTCCAGTAATGGCGCGAAGCTCGGCTTTGTCGTACTGGACGACTTCCTTACTTTCCGCCATTTCGCTTCTCCAATACTTCTAGCGCTGTCAATATGTCCGCCGCGTCAACCCACTCACTCATCGGAATCCCTGTCGCGATCGACAGCTCTACGATTAAGTAGCTTAGGCTTCCTCGGCTGTGGCTTTTGGGCTTTCAGTATCTCCGACCGTAATATCGACCACCATTTCGCACCATACTTCGTAAGGTTTAACTGGCTTACCAGCTGCCTCACGCTTTAGGGCGTTCCATGCTAGAAACATTAAGTCGGATATACCGATCTTTTCCTGAGCCTGTTGAATTGTGTATCCGGTCTTTTGCTCCCATTTAGCGAACTCTGGTGGTTGCGCGGTGGTGGTAACTGTGTTCCCGTCACTTGTTTCGATATGTATTTGTAACTTCATGCTCCCGATCTCTTTTCTTATAGTGTTGGTGTGGTCACGCAAGTAAAGCTAAGCGATACAGTCTGAGCGTCTGGAGCTGTGCCACCGGCGCTTGGGAAAATTGGCTGTACGTCAAAATTAAATACTGATCCGCTCGCAGCTGTAAAGACGACTGAAAGTGGTGTGTTTGGAGCTGTGTCGGCTGCTGTCCAAAGTGAATTACACAGTGAACCGCCAGCTGTCCAGTCGGCAAGCATTTCGACGTCGAAAGTACCCTGAGAATCTGTTGTGTAATAAGCCTTACCGTCTAGTGTCTGGTAAGTGTTGATAGTTGACTCGATGGTAAGAGTCGCGGCTGTTGCTTGAGCGTCATAAGTAGCACCTTCGATTGTGAAAGTGATATCGCGCCCGGTTACGATTGTTGTTGGCATTTGTTCTCCTAGTTTTCTTGCTTGTAGTAAGTGGAAACGTCAATATCCGAAATAAGTAAATTACTCGAACCTAACGCAATAATCGACGGACGCGATACGTCGCCGACGATATATCCCGACGGAATAGCCGCGAGAATCTGTATGACTAACTTCTCGAGATTATCGAGAGCGCCCGCGTTATTGTTGTACGCGACGGCGGCTGAGATTGTAAAATTTACTTTTAATTGGATCGAGCTGCTAATTAGCGTCGTTTCCAAATACGGAGTACCCGGCACGATGATCGCAGCGGGCGGAATTACCGCCTCGGGTACTGACTCATAGACTGAAGCTGTTACGCCAGCGAGAGCGGTCGCTAGTGGCGCACGAACGTCAGCCTGAATACTGGTTGGCATTATTGACCCATAGTTTCGACGTCAATAAACGGAGCTAATAATCCGACTACGCGATTTTGTAATGACCGACCGAGTACGAACGGCGATGGATTGAAGTCAACCTGAGCCGATGTATTGCCCGGAGCTGTAATCGA